TTCCAAGTCCATTTATTGTAAGTTGAGTAGATCCAACCGTAAATTCAAATCTATCTTCAGTCAGAACTTCTAAAGTTCCATCAGATCTAATTAAAGAATATCTTTCCTCATCGAAAGGCAAGAATACTTCATTAGTTCCTGCAGAAATAGTTGTTGTTGATCCATCAGTTATATCTACACTTACACTCTTTCTTATAATTAAGTTTGATGAAGTAGTATCTACAGTAGCAATATTTTTCTTTGGAAATACACTAAAAATACTATTATTTCCTGCAAAATTGCCACTTCCTGCACTAGTCGGAATATTCGATCTTAGAACAGTTAAATCAGTCAAACTTAATGAAGTTGCTGAAAGTCCTCCATCACAAACTCCAGTTACTGTAGTAACTCCTGTTACTGTAATTGTATTAGTTTGAACACTAGTTACTCTAGCAAATGATTTATCAGTGAATCCAGGTCTTGAATAGCGAACCAAATTTCCCGTTGTAACAATTCCTGGGAAAGCTACTTCTGAAGTTGTTATGGTTGCAATTCCAGAACTTTCTGGACTAATTGATGAAATTCCTATAACTCTTGAGGAAGATTGTAACAAGTCTGCAGAAAAAGTTCCGCCAAATCCAACACTTCCAAAAATAGACTTTACATCGGACAAATTGCGATTTGTAACAGCAATGCTAACTCTGCTACCATCAGTGATTCCATTGAAAATTAACTCTTCTCCATTGAAGAATTGTCCATTAACTTGATATGCAGTAATTGCAACACCAGTACTTGGATATCTTAAGAATCCAGTTGCTCCACTAGATCTACCTTTGACATGAACTGGTAAAGAAAGGTTTACCGATTCGTTTAATGTTATGTCAGTATATGTCTGAATATCAAACAGAGATAAATCCCACTGATTTACGTTTAAATTTGAAGAATCATATGATCCAGATTCTAATGCAAAATCATATACTCTTGCAATACCAATTTCATTTCCAGCCGCAAAGAAAGAATCAATACCAACTCTTTGATCTCTTAATTGTAAAGTTGTTCCTGTATTAAATCCAATTCTTGGAGATCCAGTTACATTGTTTACAACAATAGTTGGGCCAAAAGAAAAATTAATTGCTTGATTTTCTGCTAATCTAGTTGTTCTTGGTTTTGGAACGTCTATAAAAGAAGGAGATCTCGTCTCAATCTCATATCCTCTTACATATGCCTTTCCTGGACTAATTTTGTATATTGCTAATGAATCACTTGGAGTGTTTCCGCCAGAAGTCTGTTGATTCTCATTATAAATTCCTCTGTTACCATAACCATCATTGAGACTTTCTTTACAATCAACTCTAAATCTCTTAACGTAATAATGTCCAGACTCATCAAAAGTCCTTCTTGCTAACTCATCAGTTAATTCTGAAGTTTTGTTTGTTTTTTTACCCTCTCTTAAAATACCGTTTTCGACGGTAGCTAATTGCACAAAATTTTGATCATCAAAATCATTTAGATCTTTCTTTGCTAAAGAAGCTCTGATTCTTAATCTATCTGCACCAGGAGCTGCATAATTATTGAATCCTTGAGCATTATCAGTTAAGTCATTATCTAATTCTGCAGATATTACATCTTCATCAATTAACAAACCAACTCTATAACTAGGAGTATTTGTATATTGATCTAAGATTAAAATCTCATTATCAACTTGAACGAAATATCCCCTTAAGAAATAAACTCCCTCTCCCAGAGCAAAAGCAGATCCAGTAGAGGTTGAGTTATTTGCTATCGTAGAAGCAAAACCTTCACCTGCAGTAATGAAGGTATTTAAGAAACTAATACTCCCATCAGTTATTAAAACTTCACCATCAAAAAATTCTCTATCAGAAAGATTTGACGAACTTGTTTCAATATAATCTACATATAGGGTAAAATTACGTCTTTCAGATTGAACATCAGTTATATAACTAACAACTTTTGCAACAACACCAGAAGTTTCTCCTCTGATTGTCTTTCCAATTAACTGATCTAGATATTCATTAACGTTAATACCCAGAAATTGAGATTCAATTTCTACTGCATAATAATTGTTTAAGTACGTTAATTGCCCGGGAATTATCTTTTCACCTTCTTTGAAAAAGTGAGTTCCAAATTTTTCAATTTGATTTTGTAAGACAGACTGTAATGTGGTTAGCTCCCTTGCCTGTACAGGATATCCTGGTTTAAATAGGACTTTATAATAATCCTTTTGAGGATCGAAGTCGTCAAAATATGGAGCAACGTTGAGATTTGTTTCCTGTGGCATAATTCTTTAGAATTGCAAGATAACCTTTACATCTTCTTTTTGATTAACAGATCTTGTTATTGAAGGTCTGTTATCGACATATATGATATTTCCAGAATATTTTTTAACCTCTGGGTTTGAAACACCATTGGCAAAAGATTGTCCAAGGTAATATGTCCTATTATTTATTGTGGTAGAAACACCCGTAAAGGAAGTGTCAATACCTAGATTTACAGAACCACCAACAATAGTGAAGTTTCCTCCAGCTGCAATTGAACTTGTAAATCTATTAAGTTTAAACCCATAAACTGGGGTTGGATTCAATGCTCCACTAGTAGTAAAACCTGCTGTTGTTCTGTCTTGCCAATACTTAAGAACACCAGTTACTTGATCATATGAAACTACTCTTCCAATCGCTGTAGATCCAATACCAATTGTTTGAGTAATAAAAGAATCTGCAGTGAAGGTTGCAGAACTATAACCAGTTCCTGTTAATCTAAGAGCATAAACCGCACTTGCTTTATCTAAAGATAAATTGTCAGAAGACTGATATGCTTTTGGATTCTCAATGATTCCAACTCTTGCAATTTGGTTTCCAGTTATGAAGTCTGGATTTTCAGTATCATTTTCAATTCTAGAATACGTTAGAACATTATATGCTCCCAACTCTCTGTAGATATCCGCTCCATGTCCACCTTGAGGTGGGATAATAACATTAAAAACTGGTTTTGTGGTTCCAGTTGGAACTCCACCTGCTTCCAAGTCAACAGTTCCAAATGTATAATTAGATCCTCCATTTGAGACTGTAATTGACTCAATTTTGGAATCATTATTAACTACAATTGTTGCTTCAGCACCAGATCCATCACCTTTAATAGGTACTCTGGTGTAAGTTCTATTTGCAGTTCCTAATCCAACCCCACGATTTCTAACAGTGACAATTTTTAATTGTCCACTTGTTGCTGCATTATTTCTAACAGAAGAATTATCAGTGCTGGTTTCCCAATTCTTAGGAACAGGAATATAATTTGTTACATCAAACTTAATTGCCTCACTTGGTTTAATAGTATAAAGATACTTCCAAATATATCCATCACCACTTGATCCAGCTGCTCTTGGTTCAAGATCTGTAAAAGTTGGTTCATCTAAAGATGGATTTCCTGAAAAATTGTTTTCTGGAGATGCACCATTATACAAACAAATGTAAACTCTGAAATCACTGTTCATCACATAGTAGTTTGCAGAATACAAATCAATCGCACCTGAAGGTTGGGATGAATTTGTTCTGCTTATATCATGGCGATACATGTCATATGTAATGCCAGAAGTCCATGTAATTTTGCGAATAACCTGATTTACATCACTTGCTGAAATTTTTTTCAGCGCAATCATTGTGTCCCAATAATTATTTTCTTCATTAAAATTATCTTTAGGACTTGGGGGACTTGTATTCCAGTCACTTTGAAAGTCCGTGGCATTAGGCAGGCCAACAAAAGTATAGTAAGAATTAGTCGTTGACGTTACTCCGGCAACAAAATTCTTTGCATTCAATATACGAAGTTGATCAGTAATTATTGCAGCCATTTGATGAGGTTTTTCTTTATTTATTTAACATAGATTACGAAGTATAATCTGAGTATTTCAATGGTGCCAATCTACCCACAATTGCGGATGTAGAAATTCCTGTAACATCATTAGTTCCAATTCCAGACAAAGTATAAGAATTAAATTCTTTTGGATTCGTTCTAGTTTCTAACAAAATTCTACCCCAAGAAAACTCTCCGAAGAATTCACTTGAACCTGTTCCTGATAATGAATTATAATCAGAAACGCTCGTTGTTACTCTAGCAACATATGTGAGTGCTATTCCTGGAACAGAAGTCTGTGCAATAGAAACCGCAGCAACTTGATAAACAGAGTCTAATGATTGTGTTCCCACTCCAAGGACGGATCCACCGTTATACAAACTAGTCACTCCATTTCCAATATTACTCTTCTTAACAACAAAGTAATAACCAGTTTGAATACCACTAATAGTAGTAACTCCAGTAATAGAAGAATCTCTAAGATAAGAATTTTCTGGAATATAGAAATCAAACACAATTCCAGTTGATGCTACTCCAACAGATGTTGTGGATACCCCAACAATCTCACCAAAGTCACCTTCATAAGAACTTACATTAATTGTTTCAGATATCAGTGATGGAGATTCAATGAGTACCTGAGGTGGATTGGACGTTGTATATCCTGTTCCTGGAGAATCAACAGAAATTGAAGTTATAATTCCAGATGTAATAGATGCTGTTGCAGAAGCTCTTTGCGTTGATCCAAGTCCAACGGGATTGGATACTGTAACTTGAGGAGCACTGACATAACCTCTTCCACCATCAGAAATTGAAATAGATGAAATAGTTCCCGCAATAGAAACTAAAGCAGTTGCTGATGCTCCAACTATCACGTCTTGTGAAGTAACTACAATTTGATTTTGGAAATCTCTTATGTTACTCTCATTAAGAGGATCAAATCCAGTTTTCAAAGAATCTACAAATATTTCTGTAGAACCAAGTCCAACTGGTTGAATCATGTAAGAAATTGGATTGATCAAAGGTTCATATTGAATTCTATTCTTACCAATTTCTTTTCCATTAATGATTTTATCTGAGGTTTGCTTACACCAAGTAACAGGCCTCAGGACATCAGTATCTGTTGTAACTCCAGGACCTGGATATGGGTTTGTTGCAACAGAATCAGATGTATTAATACCAGTTACTATTCTTGGATCTTGTTGTAAAATAATTCCTTGTCCTTGTTCAGGATCATAATTTAAAGTGAGATCATCTCCAACCTTTACAGTTTCGAGAATATCCTTGAAGACAACATCAACATCACCACTTCCCTTATAGAAGAGAATTTTCGATTTATCTCCTGCCTTTGGAGCCTCATTAAAGGTAAGTATACTACCACCTTCAAACTCATAACTTCCGCCTCCAGATTGAAGAACATCATTTATAAAGATAAGGAGAGTTGCTCTAACATCGATATTTGATCCAACTGCAGATCTAATAGTTATTACATTACCATTCAAAGATAATGGGAATGTCTTTCTTGATCCATCAAACAAATCATCTAATTTATCGAGAACTTCCAACTCACCAATACTCCATCCGGCAAATTTATCAGTAAACGTTCTATCGATAGTGATTTGGAACTCTTCAAAAGGTAAGGATGTATCTGTTGGAATTCCTGACAGTCCCCCAGCATTCACTGTAAGTATTTCGCTTTGTCCATATCCATAACCAAAGTTTTTAATTGAGAAATCAACAACACTAGATCCTTGTCCAACAACAATATCAATTGTTGCAGCATTTCCACCACCCGATGAAGAAGAACTGTATACCAAAGGAATGTCTGAGTAGCTCAAAGGTTCATCTATTACAACTATTGGAGGATTGGATGAAGTATAACCAACTCCAGGATTTGTAATAGCAATGCTTACGATATTGCCACCACTAATAGCAGCAGTTCCAATAAATTCTATTGCTGGAGTTCCTGTGCTTAATGTTTGAACACCAACATTCACAACCGTTTGAATTCCTGCTCTGTATCCAGATCCACTGTTTCCAATACTAATTGACTGGATAGTACCTGAAGCAGAGACTACGGCGGTTCCTCCAGCGGCCACGAGGGGTTGATAACCAAATCCACCAGTTGATGCAACGGAAACAATTACTCCTCCAACTGGAATTGTCGAAGAATTGACATCATATGAAACGGATGTAGCAGTTCCAAGGAAAGTAATACTTGTAATTCCTACAGATTCATTCAGAGTGTAATCTTCTACAGAAGCCTGTGATCCTTGTGGGCCTTGGAAAATATTGTTAATAAGAATAATTGCATTCTCGGTTGAGAATCCTGTTGTGTTTTGCTTATCGGAAGTTAATGTAAATGTTTTTGCAATTCCAGTAAATCTATTTGAAATATCATCAAAAACATAATTCTTGGAGTAAGTCTCTTGAGTTCCATTCGCAACTCCAGAACGTAAGAATGTTCTACCTTGGAAAGAAGAACTTGTAGTAATTCCAACCCAGTCTCTAGAATCTGGTGGATTTGTTGTAGAACTCAGAGGAATTTTTCCATAAGGAGCCTCAACAAAGTGAAGCGTGTTGTCAACAATATTATAATTTCCAGTAACTTTGGTAATTTCAGAATTTGCTGAGTGACTAGAAATTCCAGTTCCCATCCAAGGACGATCAACTAGAATTACATTCGTACTTCCAAGTCCAACGGTGTTTATCTTCATTATTTCATTATCTACCTGAATCAAGTCTCCACCAAAGAATGAAGTAATACCAGAGAATGTCAGTCTGTTATCGGTTGTTAAAATATCATTAACTAGAGTGGTAGTGACAGCACTAGAAACGATAGGTGATTGGAACATATTATCGATCAAGATAATACATTTTGCATTCTGATTTTTTGATGTAAATGTGTGAGAAGTTCCAATT